TTTGCACTTAAACGGCATCATCTAATGATATGCCCAAGATACGAGCTTTCCACTCAACCATGCTTTCAAGCTTACCAGCCTCTTCTCTAACAAGAGTTTTTTGCATTTCAGCAATCTTGATCATGTTAGCACGCTCTTCTTCGTCTTGAAATAGTTGAACAATAGCGAGAATAGAAGCATTTTCTTTCTGTCTAGCATTAATGCGTCCCGATCTATCGCCTTGAAGCTTTTTGATAAGACTTTCGACGCGACCTTCGCACTGATGGTACTCACCGCTCTTAGCTTTAATGATTTCAGCAAGACGAATACTCATTTCGTTCTGCTCTTGAGTATCTTCAAACATTTTATTGAGTTTGTCTAAGTGTCTTGAAGTAGTTTCTAAGTTAATGATTTCTTTGCACACGTTCATGTACAAATTAACTTCATCAGCAGTAAGGTCTGGCTTGTCCCAAGTCATTCTAATGAACTCTTCTTCAAAGATATTACGATCTTCTTGCGATGTATAGCAGTTGATGATCTTTTGAAACCGCGAGTTAGCTAAATTGATGGTGAGCTTCTCAATACAGAATTTATGTTGGCGGTTTAATTTTTCTTTATTGATCTTTTCGCCAGTAGCTTGATTGATTTTGTTAATAACGCGCTCAACAGAACGCGGAACTAAGTACTTTAAGCCAATAGCGCTTTCAGATTCAGGTTGGCCTTCTACATTTGCCGTTCTAACGAAGTTTGCCACGGCTCTCTGCTCAACTCCAAGGTTAACGATCCTACGATCAGGGAAAATAAGCTCTGCAATCCTTACCGCAGACAGTCCAATAGCTGTTTGATCAATGATAAACTCTTTTTGAGATTCTGTGAACTCAATGTCTGCTGCTTTTTCGTACTTCGACGTTTTATAATTGATTTTATTGCTTGCTAAGAACGATCTAATAGCAATTCCTTGCTTAGACCGCCCATCAAGCTTCTCGTTGCCAAAGAATTTGCGCGTGATAGTATTTAAATCAGGAAATTGCTTGGCTAAATCTTTAATCTGTTCCGCTTCTTGGTTAGTAAACGAAATATCTGTTGGTTCTTCTTTAGCTTCCACTTAAAATGTCCTCCGATTGTAAAATTTTTAAAGCTACTTGACGAAATAGCTTCTTAAGATTTTTGATTTGTTTATATCCAGCCTTCTTACCCTTTTCGTTCGTCTTGTAGCCCATTTCTGCTGCGACCTTCTCCTCATCTACACCGTCAACGAAAAGCCTTGTATAGACTCTGTATTGCTTAGGAGCAAGATACAAGCGCATCTCTTCGTGAAGACGCGCCGCACTAGATAAAATGTCGAAATTCTGATCACGCATTGAATGAACAGCGTCAACGTGACCTTCAATAGATACGCAGAGCTTAACATCATATGCACTCTTCTTTGTTTTCTCCCATTTCCTGTACAACGGGCACTCGGAACACTGTCTTCCGCTTGGCGTGATAGAGCAAGCTGGTGGTTCGTTACCTTGATTAAACTTACAGCCCAAACATGGGCGAGTATAATTAGAATAGTTGTTACGAAGTAAGTTCTTGATCTGATTAGAAGTGATTCTAGCTACCCAAGGTTCAAGTGGACGATCTTGTTTCCACATATGCCACTTCTTTGAGATGTGAAAGCGCACAATCTGCGCGACATCTTCATAATCCATCCAACAAATCGCTTTGAGCTGCCAGATATATCTGTGCTTCTCAATGATTTTATCTATTACATCCTTCTTATCGTCGTAAGTTATTTTACCCAGCTTTTGAGCTTCCATATTTTTCAGGAGATAGGCCATCAATACCATCAGAGCGCTTTGCTTTAAACTTTCTAGCTTGCGCTTGCATGGGATTCCGTTGAAGCTCTTCTAGGCTGAAGGATTTAAATCCTCCCTCCATTGCGATTTCAACGTCTAACGACTCTATGTGTGGAAGCTCCTCAATGTCCGAAGAATCTTCGTCATCGTCTTCTACTTGCGAACTGCGAATAGCAGTTGGTTTCTGCTGTGCTTTTACTGTTGGCTGTTGAACAGCTTTTGAGTTAAAGGGATTGCCGCATTTTGAGCAAAAGTTTGGTGCAAATCCAACATACTCATGCTTTGCGCCGCACGATGAACAGAAAGTGATAGCCATAATTATTATTTAGATATGCGGTCAACCTTATCGTTAAGATTTTCCAGCTTTACTAATATCTTAGTTATATCTTTCTGAATTTCAACCATTTTGTCCGTATTAACTGGCTTACCCTCATCATCTACTATCTTAGAAAGGCGTCGAGAAATACTTTTTACTTCTGTATTAACATACGATATCTGCTCTGCCTGAACCTTCATCTCCACAGCAACAGGATTAAAGTCATCCTTCTTTACGTACGTTGTATTTAAATAATACAGCGTACAGGCGATCAAAATTCCGCCAAATACTTTAATAATATTTGCCCAACTATTCAACTGAGACGTTTTTGACGCTGCGCTGCTCATCTTTTATTCTATAACGGAGATTAATGTTGTTAATCTTCTTTACAACAAATTTTAAGATTTCGCTTCTTTTAATATCTTCTTCGGAGAACTCGAAAGTATAGATTCCTTTCTCCATGCAGTCTTCTCCAGTGAAAAGATCGAAGAAATCGAGGAAACCATTCTTAACTTTAATGTCCGATTGCATAAAATCTCCGCATAAAAAGATTTTTGTGCCTTCTCCAATTCTAGTTAAGAGAGTTGTAATCTCTTTAGCTGTAAAGTTTTGCACTTCATCAGCAATGATGATTTTATCAGTGAATGTGCTGCCTCTCAGGAAGTTTACTGGTACTGCGGTAAGTCTTCCGTCGTCTTTAAGACGGTGAGCATCAGTAGCTTCGATAATTTCGTGAACTTTATCTTCAAGAGGAATCAAGTAAGGCGCGAATTTGTCGCCAACTGTTCCGGGTAGTGCGCCTAGAGACTTTTCTCCGCTCTCTGCGATTGTTCTGATGTAAATAATTTCTTTGTCATTGTTACTAATGAGGTTTAACGCTGCGTAAACAGCCATAAATGTCTTTGATGTTCCCGCTGGTCCAGCGATGAAAGAGATTTTGGTCTGCTCGTTTAAAAGTATTTTTAATAAGTCTTGTTGCTTATCTGAAAACTTAAATTTTCTTTCTTTAAATTTGATTTCTTGTTTTAGTTGCGGAATTGTGATTCCCGCAGGTTTGGTTTTCTTATTCTTAGGGGCTTTTTTTGCCATAAAGTGTTAAACCATCTCTTCAATAATCTGCAATCCTCCTTTAGCGACTCCGTTGGAATCAACAGAGAGGGTTTGATTAGATAAAACGCCAGCTACCGAAAAAACAGTAGCATCTGACATCGTGATGGTGCAGGTTACTGTCGTGTTTGGTTGATAATCCGCTAGCCAGTCTGCATTACTCAGTCCATTTACTTGCAAGGACTTTGTAACTTTAGAAACGCTAACTTTTTCAGGGTATTCCGAGCCAATTATGAAATTTGGAACTCTATCGACTTGAATATCGAAAGAAATATTCTCATATTGCGAAATTGGAGTGTGGGAAAAATTTGGAGCAGTGAATTGAACTGTTGTTGCTCTTAAAGGCGATAATAAAGTAATGCCGCTGCCAGTGGTGGCTTGCTGCTCCGAATGAACGTAGATTCCAGAGCCAGTTGCTAGTCCGTAAGAGTCAAATTGCAGCGCCGCAGATGCAACTTTCCACGGTTCAAATGATGCGGAGAAACTTTTCAAATAACACTTGTTAAATTGGTAATCTGGAACTTTAATCAGCGAACCAGTAATCGAATCTCCAGTTAAATTGATAATCTTGTTGATTTCTCCAGAAACCAAAAGGACATTCGCGGAAATGCTTGAGCTTTTTGGGCCAGTCTGGATATAGTAGTCCATTTGCTGACCAATTCTTCTAACTCTTTTTAAACTAGTTGTATTTGATGCGCTTAAACTAGTTGCGTATAAGATGTTATCAGTGGCGCTATCAGCGTTAGTAAAATACGCTCTGATTTTATCGTAAGTAACGTAAGCCATCTGATTATTTTACACTTTTTTTGAACTGTTTAAGATCAGCATCGTCAATCATTGCGAGTCGTTTCAAGAACTTGACATTCTCTAGTTTTACGTTCTGCATAACAAGACGACTGCCGCCAGTGATGATTCCTTCTTCGTTAACATCGTAGATAAATAAGGTTGTTGACATTAAACCGATTCTCACGATTCTTGCTGGGCTTTTTGTGCCATCCCAAAACATTAAAACGTCATCTTCTTTCAATCCAGATGTCATTTTAAAGATAATGCTCTTGACAATGTTGATAATAAATTCTTTAAACAGCAACGAAGCAACGCCCGCTACTAAAAGTACCGAATTTTGAGAAATAAAAGAATTCATCTGATCTTCCATACTATTTTTTACACTTTAACTGGAAAAACCACCTCTTGAACTACTATAAGCTATGAACGGAAAAGGATCAAAACGTCGCCCATCTTCTATTTCTTCTGATGAGTTCGCAAACAGAATTGACGATATCTTTAAAAAGAAAAATAAGGTGCAAGTGCCTGTTCTTCAAGATGAACAGGGCTACTTTATTAAAATTCCAAAAAAAATGCTCAAAAAGGCTGGACTTAATGAAGGAGATAGTGTTGATTTCACTCCATCAGGAGACGGATACCTCGTTTCCAAAACTAAATAAATAATTTTATGGGAATGTTCGACACACTCGTAGTTAGCGACACTCTTCCTTACTCAGAGGAAATGATTTGCCTTGGCCTAAACTCAAATGACGGAGACTTTCAGACCAAAGACTTAATCAACTGCTTAGAAACTTATATTTTACAAGACAAAAAACTTTTTCTTAAAAAATACAAAGTAAATGAATACGTTCAACCAAAAGAATCAAATGATGGTTGGGCTTTCGGCCATATAGAAAGAAGCGGCGATTATCTTGAGCAAGTTAATTTTCACGGTAAAATTGTTTTCTACACTTCTCACCAAGATGTTCTCGATGTTTGGGATTGCTGGGAAGAATATGAAGCTACTTTCACAAATGGAGTTTGCGAAAGCATAGTTTTAGTTAAATTCACTAAAGAATCAAATAAAGAAAGATTAGAGAATGATAAAAAGTGGAAAGAAGAACTTATCAGAGATCATAACCTTTGGTATAATAAGTATATTTTCTATACTCTTCCTTACCGCAAATTTTCTCGCTATAAATTTAAATTTTTCCAAAAAATCGGAGACTTTTTCCACAAAATCGCATGATCACAACCAATAAAGAAATCTACAAAGAAGATATTGCCGCCATGACCAGTGCGGTCTATCAAGAACTCGCAAAACGCGACATTCATTTCAATTCTGTCGAAGAAGACGATGAATTTCACGATTTTTTAACGGCAACTCTTGACATTTGGTTTAATACTGATCACTCTAAGGAATAATATGAAAAATTTAAAATTAAACGAAGACTATTTAAAGTATCCAACAGCAGAAGATATTTTGCGTGAAGTTGTTAATGATGATATACTTGACACAATCGCTAAGATGAGTCTTAAATGGCATTTAGAATGCGCCAAAGCAACTTTAGAGAGATACAAGTCGCATAAAAATGTTGTATCTTGGGAAAAAGAAGACATGGAATATTACGAGCTTCTTGTAGCGGCGTTTTCTCTTGTCGGAGATTACTACGGCGTAGATATAGAGAAGCCCAAGCAAAAACCTACCAAAAAAAATGCAAAACCAAAAACTAAAAATTCCAAAAAATCTTGAAGGTCACGTTTTGCGTTTGCAAAAAGAGATTGATCACCTTCATGAGAAGATAGAAGAAGAAATTGAAATGACTGCGCTTATTCTTGACATCAAAGACAAGGATTCGCCAGAATATAATATTCTTTGGGACTTTTTACAAAACGATTCAAGATGGATGATCGAATTTGAATGAAAATTATCTGCATATCTGACACACACAGTCTTCACGGACACATGAAGAACAAAATTCCAGATGGAGATATGATTATCCACTCTGGAGACTTCTGTAACCGTGGAGATTACTTTGAATGCGTCGAATTTTTTAATTGGTTTGGCGCTTTGCCGCACAAATACAAGCTTGCTATCGCTGGCAACCATGATATTTGGATGGAGAAGGCGAGCCGTTCTGAAATTAACGCAATCATACCACCGGGTATACATTACTTGCAAGACGAGGGCGTCACAATCGAAGGTTTGAACTTTTGGGGTTCTCCTGTTCAACCAGAATTCTTTGATTGGGCGTTTAACCGCAAGCGCGGGTCAGTTATCCAGCAACATTGGGACTTAATTCCCAAAGATACTAATGTTTTAATTACCCACGGTCCAGCTATGAGCATCCTTGACAAAACTATTCAAGGTACTCACGTTGGATGCGCCAATTTATTCACCACAATCACTGAACAACTTAAACTTAAGCTTCATGTCTTTGGCCATATTCACAATGGCTACGGCGTTGAGGTTAAAAACAACACAATGTTTGTTAATGCGGCTGTATGTGGCGAAGATTACAAACCTACCAATGTTCCAAGAATTATTCAACTCTAAAATTATGACCGCACAAGAATATATCGCACAAGGCAAAGAAAAAACAGAAAAGAAAGTATGGTTTTGGCCTACTGGCTGGTATGTTATGCCGTATGCTTTGTCTAGAGGAGAGTGGGATATTTACGATGCTTACTTATCTGTCGAATATCCTGTTCAACGTTTCTTAAGAGAGACTAGTAGTAGCTGGAGGCATAGCATTTCGTTTAATTACCGCACTACTAAACGTACAATCAAGAATTACTTGCGCCATCCTCGTAAAGATTTCCGTGATGCTGTGTTTTCTAAACACGGCGACATGGATATGGTCGAAATGATCGTCCTTTTCCACCTTAACTGTGTCGTTGAGCTTGTCGAAAGAGAAAAATACTTTGAAACGTGTTGCAGCCTGATGGACGCTAAGAGCGAATTTGAGCTTGAGCTTAAAGAGGCTTATGATTACGCTAAGACTGGGCGCGCCAAGCTGCTCGATGAAGTTGATAATACTTTGATGAACATGGATAATAACGAATTTCTAAAGTATATTGAAGCAGACAAACATTTATCAGAATGTGATACAGTGTTATGCAATTTCGTAGTTAAAAACCGTGAAAAGTTTTGGACCTAAAATGAAAAACATTATTTTAAGAATAATTTGGGCGTTACTAGCTATCCCAGCGTTCATTGCGCTTGGAGGCTTAACGTTTTTAGTGCAATTGTTCTTCTCCCCAAAAGAAGCCGGGCATGATTTTGTTAAAGGCTTCAAAGAACTCGTTTTTTATGTTAAAAATGGGTACTATTATCCTTACGAAGAAGACTTAAACGATAATGAATGACGGATACAATATCCAACACTTTTATATGAAAGAAGATATACCACCAATGACGATTTCTTCTCCAGAAAGCTCTGTTGCTTTATTTGGTAAAGAATATGATAAGCGTTATTATTGCTGGAAGCATGGAACTATCAAGCACCTTGAGACTATAATCAATACTATTGATAATGTTGAGGAAATCTTCTGTTCAAGATGCTTCGTTGCAATGCTAAAAGCTAATGGAGTTGCTCAAGTAAGTAAAATTTCTTAATGGATCAAACTATAACACATAAAACCTGCAATGTTTGCAATGTATCAAAACTTTTATCTGATTTTTACAGAGAAAAGCGTGGAAAACTTGGCGTTAAGCCAGATTGTAAACAATGTTATGAAAAAAAGCCAAATAGAGACTTAAAAGTAAGAAGAGATTACGCGCAATTTACAAAAATCAAACTAGTAAATTATCTAGGCGGCGAATGTATTAAGTGTGGCTATAAGTTACCAGAAGCAATAGACTTTCACCACCTTGATCCTTCAAAAAAAGATTTTGAAATTGGCAGACGCAAAGGTTCGCTATCTAACGAGAAGGTTAGGAAGGAATTACAGAAGTGCGCTCCATTATGCAGGAACTGCCATGCCGAATTTCACTTTGGAAGATTTGATTTAGAACCATACTTACATAAAATACCAAAATTTAATGAAAACACTGAAAAACAGAATCCTATTGGGGATGAGCTTATACTTGGCCTTCAAATTAGCTTCGTTGATTGAGCTATTTTTAATATTTTTGATTAGAGGATAACATGAACAAATACATATTCGTTGATTTAGATGAGACATTGATACATACTGTTGGCTTACATACAGGTAGAGATATGCTTAATTATAAGAAGGTATCTTTATCTAAACATGAGAGTTACAACACTAGATTAAGAGGTTGTTCGCTAGCCTTTTTGGAAGCTGCACGCAAAAAAGCCAAAGTTTTTATGCTAACAGTGGCAACTAAAGACTACGCCCTTGCTATGAATGAAGCCTTTTCTCTTGGATTTAAGGCCGAAGATATATACTCGCGTGAGGATGTGCGCCGAAAGCCAATTAAACCCCTTCAAATTGAACCGGGCGCTGTGTGGTTGTTCGATAACCTTCCATCAAGCTATAATGATGAAAAGTGTGCATTTTTGGCACATTTGGGGCCGTTAAATTACGTTAAAGTTTTTGAAATGGATCATTATTCTGCGGATCAACTTGATCCAGATGATCTTCTATTACTTTTAGAACAAGAAGTGCAATAAACTATTCTCTATGGAAACAAATAATAAAAAAAATAAAAAATGGCCCAAGTTCTGGGCTTTATTCCTCGATGCAGATATCAACGAAAAAGCTCAGACTATCCAATCATTGTCTGAACTTCTTAAAACAAAAATAGCTGTTCTTAACGAAGCTATTCGTTTAGATTTAAAGTGTTTCTATAGCGCTAGAAACAAAAGATGGGTATTCTTTAAAGACCAGCAGTGGACTTTAAGTCCCGAATTAAATACATTAGGACTAAATATATCTAAGGTAGGTAATAGACAAGCTGATTATAGAGTTATTCTTGATACTTTTAATAAAAAGGGTTAAATAAGGTATTTATATGTCACTAAATAAAAAAAAAGAAGCTCCAAAAGAAAAAGTCGCTATAACCGCTCCAGTTGTTAAAGATTTTTTAGATCTTTTAGATAAGATTGGCGGAATAGAAAATTTTCCTGAGTCTATAAAGGTTTGGAAAGCTTATCGTTACAAGTACGAAATAGAAGATTGCATTTCTGCCGAAGAAATAGCTACGTTATATAGACATGACGATGATGGCAATGTTTTCAACATTAAAACAGGTAAACAAGTTGGGCATCATTCCATAAAGGATAGTTGTTTACGTATTGACTTATATTATAAACATTATAGATTTCAGGTCTCTTCGGCTAAAATTGTTTTTTGCTTAGTGCATAAACGTTGGGCCGAAAAAGGTCTCGATGTTGATCATAAAGACAATGATAAATTGAATAATAGACCGTCCAATTTAAGAGAAGGTACAAAATCAGATAACATGAGTAATAGAAGACAATTAATCAAAACTAAATCAGGTTCAAGAGGGATCGAAGTAAGAAAATACACTATTGTAGCTAGAGTTCAGCGCAATAAAAAAAGGTATATAAAATATTTTTCTATAAAAAAATATGGTTCTAAAGAAAAGGCTACTCTTGCAGCCAAAACTTGGCGCGATGTTACCGCCAAAGAACTTCACGGCGAATTTTTTAACGAAAACTAATTTATGAGCGAAGATCGGCAGCAAAATCAAGAATCTGAGGAGTTTTATATTACTTTTGAGCAGAGAGACGCTCTTTTAGAATATCTTAGCTACTCTCCAATCAATAAAGATCAGTATATCAAAGCTTATATAGATTATAAAAATAAATTCTCTATAGAGTTTTTGCATGAGAACTATATTGCTGATTTTAAGAATGGTAAGTTATTTAATAGAAATAATAATAAAGAATTAGGCTTTCGTAATGGAGATTATCTTAATTGTTTTATTAAGGGTAAATCTATCCGATTGCATATCGTCATTTTTGCTATGTATCATAACCGTTGGCCGCATTTAAATATGCTAGTTGACCATATAGATCGGAAGCGTTTAAATAATTCTATATCAAACTTAGAAGAAGTTACTCCCGCAGGAAATAACAAGAATGCGAGTAAATTTAACCATGGAATAAGGGTCGTTCATTTAAAAAATACAATAAAGTATAGGGTTACAAGATTCAAAACTTATATTGGTTCATATGATTCTTATGAAGAAGCCTTAAAAGTCTCTTCAAATTGCAAAAGAGAAGATATATTAAAGGTTTTATAGAATTTCCCCCCACCCGGAAAGAGAGTTTTACTTTTAGTTGTTTTTAAGTTTTTTCTCTTTTTCTTAGAAAAGGGTGGGGGGTATTAAGTTTATGTGGCGCAAATGCGCGGGATTGCGCCATGTGGCGCGAGTAATTAAATTGTGATGGTTTAAATTGAATGTAGAGCGAGGAATTACCATCCCCCCCCGCCGCCGCCACAAAAAACCCCCAAGTTTTTTTCAAAATGGGGGGGAGTCTTTTAGTGAATGAAGTCCATGAGCAAATCGTACCCGCAAATGTCGAACAGCATTTCAAGCTGCGCCTCAATTAATGGGGTGCCGTCCTCAAACTCTGCTGACACGATAAACGCATCCGAGTAATCGGGTGCATCACTGTGGTCAATTCCATCGAAATCGACCGATTTCAAATCAACTTTTTTTTCATCAATAGTAACGTTTTTCATGTGTAAAAAAAATAAGGGTTTAACCTGACGAGTCAACAACGTAGCACAGTAATTTCTCAAAATTGAAAAACAACGTGTTGTTTCCGCTGGCATCGAGGTTTTCGCTGTGCCATTGGCCATCGCGCATCGTTGCGCGCTCCTCTGCCGTTGGATAAGAGCCGCCACCAAAAGAGCCGAGGCTCTTGAAGCCTTCGACCGAGCCAAGGAAGGCATTAACTTTGTGCGCTTGCTGCGTGTTTGGATTGATTAAGATCATAGGGAAATAATACGCGCCAACATGGTGAACGCAAGCGAAATTCTATTTTTTTGTGCGCTGTTTTGTAAGTAGCGTGAATAAAACAACTAAGAAGATAAGAAAAGAGAGCATTTTCTCATGCGTTGACGGACGTTTTAACCACGAAACCGCTTTCGTCTTGTTTTCCTTTGCCCTTGGCATACAAGGCAACGACGACGTTTTTAGCATCGAGGAAACGTAGGTCGCTAGAATCTCCGTTGGCTACGGTGTAGCCATTCCACGTCGTTGGATAGTTAGCCGAGTCGAACACTACCGCAACGTTGCCACCTGCGGCCAACACTTGCAACGCTTCGACCTCGTTTGATTCACTACGCGAGAAGGTCAAATGATAGTTCGCGGGCATTTCTCCGCGAGCGTGCGCGAGCGCACGCGAAACGCTTTTCGTGTAGTCGTAAAACTGCACGTTAGGAAATTGCTGCATGACACCGAGACGCTCCCAAGGAATGTCACTAGTACCGTTTAACCGTACACAGTAAGTCATGCCCAACTTAGCCGCACGCTTCATGCCGCGCACTATGTCCTTGTTCAGCTGCATGAAAAATGCTTTCTTATCAGTAAAGAAAAGGCGTGTCTTGCGAATACGCCCCAAGCGAACGTTGCTCATGCGGCCACGTCCTGCGGTAAATAAGCACACAGCTAGGCAACCTGCCGATGCGTTCACGCAAAGGTTGCCAAAGCCGCCTTCGTTCGCGGGCGCGAGGTAAAGTATGTCAGTTAAATACTTAAGAGCAAAACCCTTTGAGGTTTTCGCGTCTGAATTGCTGGCAAGTAAAGGAAGGGATTTGGTCATGCGGAAAAATTGAGCGTTTCGCGTAAAAAAAACAAATAAAAAATAATAAAAAATCTTCACGAAAAAAACGACGTTGGCATGGCAAATTGTTCCACGCTGGGGAAAATGTTCCACGAAAAAGGCGCGCAGAATAACGGCGAAAAAAATAAAGTCAAACTTTTTTTTCAGAAAAAAATTGTTCCACGACGAAAAATTGTTCCACGACTTGCAAAATACTTGCAAAACCTGGTCAGCTGTTGCAAATCACTTGCGTTAGCCGGGCCGGGCCCGGTCGTTGCAAATAACTTGCGATAAGCGGACGCCCGGTTGCAAGTAAATGGCGATAAATGTTCCACGACCCCCAAATTGTTCCACGAAAATGTTCCACGATAGAAAAATGTTCCACGCTCTGAATAAAAAAAGATTAAAAAAGATTAAAATAGTGTTGCTATCTGTAAAACATGAGTCATTATCTGTCTTATGAATCAAACATCTACTGTCTTCGTTGTTCTCTCTCCCTCTTCGATTTCTCTTCGCCTTTGTTTCTTGGGGCATGGCTCCACGAAAGAAGAAGCGATGGCCGACGCCTTCGGCCCTAAGCCTTGGCCACGCTCTGCCAAGAGTGCCGTCTGCAAAGAAGTGAGCGAAGATGAATTTTTCGACCTCAAATACTAATATGAACGAATACGAACTCGCTGAAATCTTTATCGCAAACAATCTCTCCCGCTGGCAAACAATCCAACACCTCGACAAAAATGAAATCCCTTTACCTTCTCCTCGCTTGTTTTTCTGGGCTGAACTTATCGCAGCCCAAACTGTCTGCCAAAGTCAACGTAACTGAATTTTCCGTTTCAGTTAGCAAAACCGAAATCGTCGCCGCAACTTTGATTGCTGAAGCTGGCGGCGAAAAAGATTCTCGCGCAATGGCCGCAGTTGCCGAAGTGATTTACAATCGCTCAATCTCTCGGAAGATTTCGCCCGCGCAAGTTTGCTTGCAACCAAAACAGTTTTCGTGCTGGAATGGCAAAGATGTCGAAGGTGGGATAGAAAAAGCGAAGAAGCACAAGAAATGGGCAAACGCTCTTCAAATCGCCCAAAATTTAGGCTCGACTAACTACACAAAAAACGCACAGTTTTATCACACGACAAAAGTAAATCCATCTTGGAATAAAAAAATGCTTGCCACGGTCACAATCGAAAACCATAAATTTTACAAATGAAACACAACACCGATTTACAAAACGCCGAGTTTGAATTAACTTGGAATGAAACAAATCTTCGTTACTTGCTTGGTGACAAAAATCCAAACCTTGAAAAAATCGCCGCAGCAAAAAAAAGAGTTGCACAAGTTAAAGAAAACATCCAAAATTTGAAAAAATGAAAACCACAAAAACAAAAGTTCTAGATACTTTTAAAATCTACACGGAAGCTCTTGCCAAAACCACAGAAGCATCCGCACTACTCTGGAGGGATGCCGTTTCTTTTGCTAGGGCTAAACAGCAAGAGGAATTGGAGAGATATATGCAAATCTCCGAAGACTTGAAAAAAGAAATTTTCTACAACAAACACACAGGAAAATGGAGTTGGCGAGATCGTGGATGCAAAGAATCACATGGAGAATTTGCGACCTTTTTTGATGCACTCTGCGATGTTGTTTCACCTTATCTGGAGAACGAAGAATGAAAATCCAACCTACTACCGTCAACTTGTCTTACAAAACTGGCACCATCGCTGGCGTCACCATCCAACAAATCACCAACGCTCTTGGCTTTGAGCCTCGCAACAGTAGCGACGGCAAATCATGCGCCATGTGGGATTTCTCTGTTGAGCTAAATGGCGAAACTCACGATTGCTCAATCTGGGACTGGAAAGGATCTAGCTCTCAAAAATATTTTTCTTGCTTCATGCCGTTTGAAATTCAGGATGAAGTCGAGAAATTGCTAAAACAACAAAACTAAACTAAAACAAAAACACTAGATAGGAAATTGCTAAAATGAATACGAACATTGCTACCGAAGTCCAAACCTTAGTCAAAAAAGCCGTGCCATTGCAGGTGCGTTTAGATTACCTCAAACAAGAACAGAAAAAAATCGAAGCTGAAATCGAAGTTAAAAAACAAAGGGCTTTGATTGCTCGCAAGCGCAATGCTGAAATGAATTTGAGAGTTATGGGCGAAGTTGCGCTCGCGCAAGTTCGCGGCGAAGTCCAAAACTACAAAGACTTTGGCAAAACATTAAAAAAGATTTTTAACTATAAAAAAATCCTCGCCAAATTAACAGACAACAAATCTGAGGAGCTGAAAAAAAACGAAAAGCTCGCCGCTGAACTTTTCAAGGCTGAACCACCTGTGGTTCTTACTCGCTCGCGTGGCTGGCTGCACGAAGAAGAACGTGCGAAAATCGCTTTCTACGCTCAAAATCTCCCGAAAGTAACTCACCGCGCTAACTGCGTTTTCCATCATACTCTCATCGCAATAAAATTCAACTGTTCTGTCATGACTGTAAGAACTTATTCTGATTACTCTGCATGATATAATTTTACGGACTATAATATAGGGAGAACCTATATAGGGTTTTTAGTATGTTGAACCCATTTTAACACCGTACTACGCCGCGCTATATAGTGATATATAGTGCGGTTTTTTTTGCTATATAATATATAGTGTCTAGTTGCAGATTACTTGCAATCCCGGTCAACTCTTGCAAGTTACTTGCGATAACCGGGCCGGGCCGGGCAGACGCAACCCATTTGCAACAACAGAAAACCTGGTTGCAAGTAATTTGCCCAAAATGTTCCACGCAGAAAAATTGTTCCACGGAAAATGTTCCACGCAGAAAAAAATGTTCCACGAAAATGTTCCACGCTGCGCGCATTGTTCCACACCACGCAAAAAATCTTTCGATAAAGTGAAAATAAGTGTTGATGAAAACAAAACAGCGGTCATTATCTGAAATATGGAAAATAACACTACTCAAAAAACCGTCGCGGAGATCCGCGATGAAATCGACAGTATCCGTTCCAAAATGTGCGGCCACTTCGCTTATATCGGAATGTTCGACAAAAGCTTTTTCGACCTTTTCACGAAAGAGCAACTAGTCGAGCGTTTGGCTGACATTGCCAAAGAAGCAAAACAGCTCCAAAACGAATACGATCAGAAAATTAACGAAATGCTCAACGCGAAATCCTAACATGGAAAATCAAATTAGACACTTAACCCTCACCACGACGGAAATCGGCGTGCTTGAATCTCTCCTCTCAAATCCAGTAATCGGCCTATCAAACGAAAATCGCATTGCTTTCCGCGACTATCTCGTCGATGCTGCACACTTCAACAAACGGCACGAAATTTGCCGCACCGAATCCACCACCTTCAAATTTTACTCCCATGAATAATGAACTAAAAAATACCATCGAGAAGATCGTCGCCACCAAAGGCGCTGCTATCGTCTCTTTCGACTACAACGGCAAGAAGCGCAACGGCGTGATCGGCTTTAGCTCAGAGAAGAAAGGACTTGGCCCGCGAGTGTGGGGCGAGCATCTTTCCTCTGCTATCGTCGAGCATAACGGCAAACTGTTCTTGTCGATGCAGACGAACAACGAAGAAACTCCAACAGGTCACGCTTTCAAATCGTTCGACCTTTCCAAGATCGAAAACTTCAGCCATAAATCCAAAAAATAAAATCCCATGAAAATGTTAAACTTAGCCGTGTCAGGCGCTGACCATGCGTCTGTTCCTCTCGATCAAATCAACCTCGTGCCAACGCCACAAGCGACGAGCACTTTCCAACCTATCGCGCATAGCGTCCTCATCGACATTTTCCGCGATCAACTCAAAACCGCTGGCTTGTCTGTTCTCTCGGAACACCACACGCTGGCCCGCTACGGTCAACGTTACTTCGGTCTTTTTCAGATCGACATGAAGCGCGAGGGAGCGAAGTCTGGCACAGTTGTTGGATTGCGTAACGCTCACGACAAGAGCTTCCCCGCTGGCATTTGCGCTGGCAACGCTCCTTTCGTGTGCTCAAACCTCTGTTTCCACAACGAGGTTGTGCTTGGTCGCAAGCA